TTCTAATCTTTTCAAAAAAGATATTTATATACAAAAATAGGATAGTGGATAAACCAATAATTAAAAAGACGATAGTAATATATTCAGGCCGTTTTCAACCTTTTCACAAAGGACATTACGCTGCATATGAAAAATTGGTGTCAAAGTTTGGCGCCAGTAATGTTTATATTGGTACATCGGATAAAAGTGATGGCGGTAAATCTCCATTTAACTTTAAAGAAAAGGTTGTAATAATGGGTAAAATGTTTGGAATCGCTCCAAGCAAAATAGTACAAGTATCAAACCCATATGCACCAAAAGAAATACTTTCAAAATTCGATGGTAAAACAACAGCATATATTGCAGCTGTTGGTGATAAAGATGCTAGTAGATTAGCAGGAAAATACTTTAAACCATATAAAGGTAAGACTGGATATGGTTATGAAGAGATTGGTTATACTTATATTATACCATCTGAATCAAATCCAATTAGTGGAACTGATGTAAGAAAGTGGTTAAGTTCGGATGATGCTGAAAAATTATTCTTAAAAGCATATCCAAAATTCGATAAAGAAATTTTTAAAATGATAACTAACAAACTGATTAAAGAGGAACTTGCAAAAGGATATCCATCTAAAGAAGATGTTAAGAAAATACAAAAGAAAAACGATGATATTCGTTCAGTAGCAACTACCGATGATTCTTATGTATATGACCCAATAGCTGAACAAATTGCAAAATTAGTATTTGAAGCTGATAGTTTTATAGATGATTACTTCTTAGAAGAAGAGCCAAATCCTATTATGGATAAGGAAATCGATTATACGGCAGCTGATGGTAAAAAGAAAAAGATTACTGTTAGGGGAGCATTACGATTACCAAAAGACCACGAAGCACATATTCAAGCAAATAAATTAGTTGGGCCAGATGATGCACCTGCGAATGAACCAAAAGGTAAAGCAGCAACTCAAGCAGCAAAACCTGCTGAACCTGGTCAGCCTGTTAAGAAAGACCAAACGGCACAAGGTAAAGCTGATAAAGTAAAGGGTGGAGATGCAGAATCACCAGAAGCACCAAATCCTCAAAAATTAAAAGGAGCAGAATTAAAATCATCAGCAGAAGATAGAGTTTCGAAAGAAAGAAATGCTGAAGAATTAAAAACTGCATTAGATAATGAAGTTAAGAGTTTAAATAAAAATGAGCAAGAGTTCATTAAAAACGGAGAACATAAGCAAGGTTCAAAGTTTATGAATTCTTTAAAAGAAGGTATAAAGAAAGTTGCAGATACTAAAGTTGTTAAAGCCATTGGGCATGTGTTGAAACACAAAGCAGAAATGATTAGTGGTACATACGATGGTGTTAAAGCATTAGCAAGTGGAGAGAAGGTTGGTTCAACTAAGAATAAAGAAACTGGCAAATGGGAATACTCCGATGAAACACGTAAAAAACAAATACATCATATGAAGTCTTTTGCTAAAGATGTGGCTCTTTTAGTTGGTAGTGTTGCATTGGGCGGCGGATTAGCATATGGTGCACAAGCATTAGCAGGAGGCGCTAGTTTAGGTGGTGCAGCCGCCGCCGTTGGAAAGGGTGCAGTAGGTGCATTTACTCACGGAGCAGGTGGTTTTGCCGCACACTTGGGTAAAGATGCTATTAAACACGTTGCATTAGAATCATTAGGATTAGGTGGTACACAAGCCGCAATTGGTGGAGCAGGATTAGCCGGAGTAACTATGGGATTATTAGAAATTCGTTCCCTAATTACTGAAGAAGAAATGAATAACGAAAGATTTATGCAAAACTTTGTTAGTAAAATGGCGGAGAAGATGGAAACTTTCGAAATGAATGATGAGCAATTATTAGAATCTGTTAAATCATATAAGCAAGGTAAAAACTTTGGAGATTTGGTTAAGGAAGATATTAATATAGATGTTGATAAGGGCGATACCGTCTTAATGGGAAAGTTTAAGAACAAAAAAGTTGTTGTTAAAGATTTCGGAAAAGATGACCACGGAATGCCAACAATAAATGGTAAAAAGGCAACAACATTTAGATTGGGAGATAAAGGTCAAAATGTTTTCAAACAAGATAAAGAAGTAGATGAAGTTGGAGTTGGTGATTGGCATTATAAAGCAATTATGCTAATGTGGGATAAAGCCAGTTCGTATGGTAGAAAAAAAATTGGAGCAGCAGTTTGTTCAAATCCAAATGCTAATAAGAGAGAAGTAGAAAGAGAATTACGAAATTTTGGATATAGAGATATAACTGATGCTTCTGTTCAATTGGGATTACTAAAAGAAGAAGTTCCAGCTCCAGAGCAAAAAAAAAGTAAAGGAAGAATTATAGGCGAATTTATAAAATTTGCAAAAGATAGATTACGATTAATCAGCATACCATTTAATATTAAATTGGTAAAAGATGGTGAATTTGCTACAACATTTAAATCATTTGGTGGGTTTGACCCAATCAATAATGATATATTTATATATGTTACTAATAGAAGTACCCCTGATATTCTAAGAACATTAGCACATGAATTAGTTCATCTTAAACAAAGACAAGATGGATACATTGGTGGACCTGAAGATGGAGCAACCGGCTCCGATGTTGAAAACGAAGCAAATGCAGCTGCCGGAATTCTTCTAAGAGATTTTGGTAAACTTAATGGAAATATTTACGAATCAATAAACGAACTAACTCAAAAAGAAAAAAGAATTAAAGACGGAAAACCAGGTAATACATATTATGTATATTATAAGGGACAGTTTGCTGTTGATTATGATATGTTTGGAATGAGTGGAGTAGATAGATTTTATAGAGAAAAATTCAAAGTAAGAAAAGTAAAAGGTTCATCATTTAATCCTGATTTTATAATTATTACTAAAATAGACTATGATAGAAGCCCAAATCATTACGCAAAATTAAAACCATATGTAGATAAGTTTTGGGATAAATTACAAAGTGAATCGGTAAACAAATCCTTAATAATGGAAGGTGGTGCATACGGACATATGAATCATCCGTTTGATATTTCAATGAATCTTACATTTGGTGATTTAAAAAAAATTGTTAACAATGCATTAGATGGTAAGTTGGGAGTAGTTAGAGAAAAAACCGATGGACAGGCATTAGCAATCAGTTGGAAGAATGGTAGATTAATTGCAGCTCGTAACAAATCACATTTAGCAAATGGTGGAGCAAACGCTTTAGATATGAGTGCGTTAGCATCTAAATTTGGTGGTAGAGGCGCATTGAGTGATGCATACAATTTTGCAATGAGAGATTTATCAGCAGCAATTAGTGGATTAGGGGAAAAAGAAAGACAGAGTATATTCAAAGATGGTTCAGCATTTTGTAACTTAGAAGTAATCTATCCACAAAATGCAAATGTAATTCCTTATGGACAATCTTTATTAGTATTTCATAATGTAGTTGAATTTGATGAAAAGGGTAATGCGATTGGTAGTGTAAAGGGTGCAGAAAGTAAATTAGCATCTATGATTAAACAAACTAATGCACACGTACAATCTCAATATACATTACAAGGCCCTCCAATTACAAAACTTCCAACCGATGAGAAGTTAAGTTCTCAAAAAGGTAAATTCAACGGAATGTTATCCAAATTACAATCTGAATTTAATTTATCAGATAAGGCTGGTATAGCTGAATATCACTATTCTTGGTGGATGAAATTAATTAATAATTCTAAAAAGAATCTTTCTCAATTAGAAAAAGATGGGTTAGCAAGAAGATGGGCATTTGATAATAAAACATTTGGTATTAAATCAATCACCGATGAAGATGCTAAGAAATGGGCAGATGGGGTAGATAAAGACGCTAAGGATAAAATAATGAAAGGCAATATTCGTAAATTTGAAGATATCTTTTTAGGCGTTGGAGCCGAAGTCCTTTCGTTTATGAGTTCAGTATTAACTGCTCAACCTGATAAAGCATTACAATCGATTAAAGCATCATTAGAATCATCTATATCAGATATTAGAAATGGTGGTAGTGAAGCTCAAATAAAACGATTAGAGAAAGAATTACAAAGATTAAATGCTATTGGTGGATTTGAAAAATTAGTTCCAAATGAAGGATTAGTATTTTTCTATAAAGGTAACACATATAAATTAACAGGAACATTTGCTCCCTTAAATCAAATTTTAGGAATTTTTAAGTTTGGGAGATAAATTATATATATATGTATATATAAAAGGTTATAAATAAAATAAATTATGGCAAAGAGAAAAAGCTTTGAAGAAAAAAATAATCATATTCACCCAACTCGTAAACTAATTATAGATACAGTATTTGGTAGAACTGATGATAATCAAAAAACATTTGGTTACGAAAAAGAAGGAGAGCAAACTAGAGAAGTTGGAGAAACTTGGGTAGATACTGATGGTAAAGAATGGGAACAAAAAGAAGGTTATAAAATAACAGTTTCCCAAATGGATGAGGTTAGACAATATTTAGATAAATTAAATAATTGTCAATCCGAAGAATGTGATACTATAAAATATAGTAATGCAGATAAGAAAGTAATTCGTAAAACAGGAATGTGTGTAACTTGTTTAAGAAAGTTTGAACAAAGATTAAAAGATGATGGAACATACCCATTTTATGAAGATTATAAAATAACTAATAATCAATTATCATATGTTACTGATTTGAAAGCTCAATTTGAAGAAGGATTGAGAGGAATATCACAAACAATGGAATTTATCAATGAAGATGGTACTATTCAAAAATGGCATTATGATATTGATATTGACAAAGTAAAAGAAGATTTACAAAATGATATTAATGGCGCTACCGAAGCAATTGAAGCTCTGTTGGAAAGGAAAGCGGCATTGGAAGATAAGTTACAAGAGCTTAATCATTTAGAGCTTATAAAAAATTAAAAATTATGAAACAATTATTAAATTTAAAAAACATAGCAATTGCAGTTTTGATTGCAGTAGTAGTTTTTCAACAATGTGGCGGAAACTATAAAAGAAATGCCGAAATTGTAAAAGTGGATGGTAAAAAGTATGAACTTCTTAAATACGCAATTGATACAGTTGAAGTAGTTAAAACTAAAGTAGTAACTAAAAAAGGTGATGATATTTATCACGAAACAATTGTTGAGAAAGAAGTAATTATTCCAGCAATCATTGATACATTAGCATTGTTAAAAGATTATTATTCAAAAGTATTATATAAGGATGTGTTAGTATTGCCTGATTCATTAGGAACTGTAGATGTAACAGATACAATATCTCAAAATAAAATATTTGGTAGAACTTTTAATGCAAATATTAAACAAAGAATTATCAAAGAAACTACAATTGTAAAAGAATTACCAAAAACCCAAGTATACTATGGAATTACAGGTGGATTTAATAAAGTAGATGTAGTTTCAAATTTAGGAGCTGGTGTATTGATTAAAACCAAAGGTGATAAAATATATCAATTAGGTATAGGAGTTGCTAACAAAGTTGGAACTGATGGAACTAATGGAGTATTATCTCCATTTATCGGCGGTGGAGTGTTTTGGAAGATTAAATTTAAAAAATAATGAGTGTACAGGGGCAACCTAAAAAGACACTAAAAGAAATCATCTCCGATGAGTATAAGAAGTGTGCGTTAGACCCAATATACTTTATGAAAAAGTATTGTATCATCCAACACCCTACTCGTGGAAAGATTCCATTTCACCTTTATCAGTTCCAGGAAAATTGTTTAACAGACTTCAAAGATAATCGTTTTAATATTATTCTTAAATCTCGTCAGTTAGGTTTATCTACCTTATCTGCAGGATTTATTTTATGGAAGATGGTATTTAACCAAGACTATAATGCATTGGTTATTGCAACAAAAGTAACGGTAGCTAAAAACCTTGTAGAAAAGGTAAGAGTTATGCACGACTTACTTCCTATTTGGTTAAGAGATGGTAGTAATAGTTCAGTAGAAGATAATAAACTTTCTCTTAAATTAAAAAATGGTTCGCAAGTAAAAGCAATCGCAAGTTCTCCGGATGCAGGACGTTCGGAAGCCCTATCCTTATTAGTTGTGGATGAAGCCGCATTCATTAGAGATATTGATGATATTTGGTTATCAGCACAATCTACATTATCAACGGGTGGTTCTGCAATTGTATTATCTACTCCAAATGGTGTGGGTAATTGGTTTCATAAAATGTGGGTAGAAGGTGAGAGTGGTGCAAATGGATTTAATAATATAAATTTACATTGGACTGTGCACCCTGAAAGAAATCAGGAATGGAGAGATGGACAAACTCGTATTTTGGGAGTAAAGGGAGCATCGCAAGAGTGTGATTGTGACTTTATTGGTTCGGGTGATACTGTAATCGACCCAGCATTATTAACTTGGTACAAAGAAACATATGTAATGGAGCCTGTTGAAAAACGAGGTTTTGATGGAAATTTATGGGTATGGGAACATCCCAATTATAACAGACAATATATGGTATCCGCTGACGTTGCACGTGGAGATGGAGCCGATTTTTCAACGGTACAAGTAATTGATATTGAAGATAGTTCACAAGTAGCTGAATATAAAGGTAAAGTTGATACAAAAGATTTTGGAAACTTCTTAGTAAGTTTAGCAACTGAATATAATAATGCATTATTAGTAGTAGAAAACTCAAATGTGGGTTGGGCAACTATTCAACAAATTATCAATAGAGGATACCCAAATCTATTCTATATGAGTAATGATTTAAAATATATTGATACCGAAAGGCAGATGAGTAATAAATTTTATAGAGATGAAAAGCAAATGGTTGCAGGATTTTCTACAACATCTAAAACTCGTCCTCTTATCATATCAGCATTAGATACATATATGAAGGATAAAGATATTTTAATTCGCTCTAGTAGATTAATAGATGAGTTATTTACCTTTATATGGAATGGCGGTAAAGCTGAAGCAATGAAGGGATACAATGATGACTTAACAATGGCATTAGGTATTGGATTATGGGTTCGTAATACGGCATTAAGATTAAGACAAGAAGGTATTGATTTGACTAAAAGTATGTTGAACTCAACTACTATACAAAATGATACAGGCGTTTATGCTGCAAATTGGCAAAATCAACGTAATCCATATGAAATGCAGATAGGAAAAGGTGAAGTTGAAAACTTAACTTGGTTGCTAAAGTAATTTTTTTATATTTATATGTTGAAACTATTCTAAATGAACGAAGATTTAAATAAATGGTTTAAAGAAAAATGGGTAAACATCGGAAAAAAGGTCGATGGTAAACACCCACCATGTGGAACTTCGGGAGAAAAGAAAGGTTATGCAAAATGTGTTCCTGC